GCCCGAGGCCTGGGTAATGCCCAGGACGAGACCCCGGGAGATGGCAATGCCTGAGGAGATCCCCGCCAGCATCCCCAAAGATGCCCTGGCGTTCTTCCGTGCCAAGGATCTGCGCGTCGGCTTCGATGCAGAGGACGTGGCCACCGAAGAGCATGCCCACGGCTTCACCGTGGCCAAGGCGGTCAAGCTCGACGTCCTGGACGACATTCGCGCCGGGCTCGACGAAGCCCTCGCCGAAGGCCAAACCTTTCGCGACTTTGCCAAGTCGGTAAAGCCCAAGCTCCAGGCCAAGGGCTGGTGGGGCATCAAGGAAGAGATCGACCCCGCCACCGGCGAGCGCCGCGAGGTGCAACTGGGTTCTCCCCGGCGGTTAAAGACCATTTATCGCGCCAATATGCGCAGCGCCCGGGCCGCTGGCCAGTGGGCGCGCATCGAACGCAACCGCGAGAGTCACCCCTTTCTGCTCTACGAATTGGGCCCCAGTCGCGAGCATCGCGACGAGCACCTCAAGTGGGCCGGCACCCTGCTGCCGGTCGACCACTCCTGGTGGAGCGCGCACATGCCGCCCAACGGCTACGGCTGCAAGTGCCGGGTGCGAGCGGTAAGCCGTGGTGAGGCCGAGCGCCTGCAACGCAACGGCATCCAGGACCCCCAGGCCGCTCAGGAGATAAACCCCGAAACCGGCTTGCCCACCGGCCGCCGCGTCGGCGAGCAGGTGCCGGTGCGCACCGAGGCCCCGGCGATCGAGCCGGTGACCTACACCAACCGCCGCACTGGCGAGCAGCGCCAGGTCGATGCCGGCTTGCATCCATCCTGGGCCAGTAACCCGGGCCAGCAGCGTGCCGCGACGCTGCGCGGTGAGCTGACTGACCGAATGAGCCGCGCCGATGGGCAGACGGCCCGCGCATCCGCTCGCCAGGTGGTCGACAGCCCGATCCTTGAGCAGTGGCTAGCCGACGCCCAGGCAGGCCGCAATGCTGGCGAGCTGCCTGGCGGAGTGCTGGACGGTGAGGTGGCCACGGCCATTGGGGCGAGTTCGTCGCTGGTGCGCCTGGGGCGTGAAATTGCTACCCAGGCGCCCACGGCGGCGACCCTGCGCCGCCTGCCGGCGCTGCTCGACGGCGGCGAGCTGATCCGGCGAGGCGATGGCCGCCTGCTGGCCTACCAGCAGCAGAGCGATGGCTGGTGGCGCGCAGTGCTGGCCACCGGTAACGACGGCGCTTTACGGCTTAACGCCCTGGAGCGAGTGAACGACGCCACCCATGAAGATGACCTGGCTGACGGCCATGCCATTCGAAGAGAAACCTAAGGCGAATTGCTCAAACACCCCACGCTCACTAGAGTGAGTCGCTTATAACGCAGTTGCGTTTGAGATCTAAGAGCGACGCGGGGACAAGGAAGTGACTGATACACAAGAAATCGTAATCCGATCGGAGCAAGACGCCTACGACACTCTCAAGCTGGCTACGATAGAGGGAGGGCTGCCCGATCATGTCGAGATCCGTTTCGAAGGTTGGCCGACACTCGAAATCCTGGTGAAGGGTGAAGGCTACAATGGCACCATCACCCCCAGCATCATGCACGGGTTCATCGAGTTCCAGAAGGCCATCTACCGGACCTTCGCGCTGACGCGCTACAACTCGGTCAACATCAACAAGCTAACCAAGGATGACAAGGATGCGCTGGAGCTATGGATCAAGGTCGACGAAGGCTCCTCGCTGTTCAGCGTCGACTTCCAGCAGCTCCTCGAACGTTTTGTGGATAGGGTGGGGGATAAGGTGACTCCGAAAAGCCTGGTGATCATCGCGCTTATCGTGGCGGCAGGCTACGTGGGTGACAGTTCGTTCAAGTCGTATGTCGAGAACCGTCGCTTGACGCGCATCGCGGAACTGGAATCCCAGGAGCGCATTGCCGAACTCGAGGAAAGGCAATATGCCGACCGCCTGGATGTCGAGCGGATGCAGATCCTGGCGGACGCCACACGTGACGAGCCCCGCGCCGCCAATATCCGTGAGTATGCCGATGAGGCGCGCCTCGGTGTGATGAAATCGCTGCGAGGCTCCGAAGAAGCCTCCGTCGCGGGCGTTACGCTCGATGGTGAAGTGGCCACCGAACTAACCAAGAACGCGCGACGCGAGGCGCATGAGGTACGCCTGGACGGCCTTTATCGCGTTCATGTGGTGGATTCGTCGGTACCCGACGTCTTCAAGATCCGGGTCCGCAACATCGAGAACGGTGAGTCCTTCGTCGCCATCGTCCAGGACGAGACCCTGGAGAACCGCCACAAGCGTCTGATCCAGCAGGCCGAGTGGGCTAAGACCCCGGTGTTCATGAGCATCAACGCTAGAGAGGTGGGCGGTGAAATCCGCAAGGCTGTGGTGCTCGGTGCAGAGCAAGCGCCTGACACCGACAACCGCTTGCCCGCACCGGATGATTCGTCCACTAGTTGAGGCATTTGGCAGGCCCGTGGCGATGCGCGACAATGCCGGCACAGGTCTTGAAGACAGCGTTGCTTAAATCGTCTCTGAGAGCTTATAAGGGCGCAACTAGTACCATCGCACCACCCGACCCCCCTTAAACGCCTGTGCGCGATTTTAACCGGGTTTTAACCGCATACTAGGAAGGCGCCTCACCCGAGGTGCTGACCCTCTCCCCCTAAAACCTTTAATCCGCGCTAAATCCCCTCCCGATCACATGGGCGCCATGCTGGCCCCATGAGCAAACGACTTCGCACCGCCCTCAACGTCACCCTGCCTTCCGATGGCAGTGTCCCCGAGTGGCTAGAACTGATCCCCGCCGGCCCTATCGTTCAGGGCGCAGACGGTCGCGCCTGGACCTTCGGCCCCGACGAGCTGGAAACCGTGCTTTCTGAGTTCGCCAAGCACCTGGGCGAAGTCGTCTTCGACTGGGAGCACGCCAGCGAGCACCGCGCCCCCAAGGGCGAGGAAGCGCCCGCCGCCGGCTGGGTCAAGGAAATAGAGGGCCGCAATGGCGCTCTTTGGGGTCGCGTCGAGTGGACCGAGCGCGCCGCCCGCCAGATCTCCGCCCGTGAATATCGCTACGCCTCGCCCGTGTTCCTTTATACCGCCGATGCCGCCCGGCGCATCCAGCGCCTGACGTCTATCGGGCTGACCAACCAGCCCAACTTCGCGCTCAAGGCGCTCAACCAGGAAGACCCTGCCGCCGCCGGCGGTGATCCCGATACCACCCTCAACCCCGACCAGGGAGACGTTCCCACCATGGATAAAGAGCTGCTCAAGCGGCTGGGGCTGCCCGAAGACGCCACCGCACAACAGGTGACGGAGGCCGTCGACGGCCTCAAAGGTCAGCTCGAGACCGCCCAGAACCGTGCCAACCAGCAACCCAGCCTGGACAAGTTCGTGCCTCGCGCCGACTACGACGGCGCCTTGCAACGTGCCAGCAACGCCGAGCAGGAGCTCTCGACGTTGAAGCAGGCCAAGCAGGACGAGGCGGTCGAGACCGCCATCAACCAGGCCCTGGAGGATCGCAAGATCACCCCGGCCACCGTCGAGTACCACAAGGCGCAGTGCCGCAGTGAAGGCGGCCTGGAGCGCTTCAAGGCCTTTGTCGAGCAGGCGCCTCAGGTTGCCGGCGATTCGGGCTTGGACGGAAAGACGCCCAAGGGCGAGCAAAAGGCGCTGAATGCCGAGATCAAGGCAGTCGCCGATCAGTTCGGCAACAGCGAAGACGACCTGAAGAAGTACGGAGGCTACGGCGATGGCGCTTAACCAGGACCGCAACACCCCTTACAACGACGGCGAGATCCTCGCCATGCCGGTGGCCGCCAGCGTCGAGATCTTCTCCGGCGCCCTGGTGGTGGCCAACGCCAGCGGTTATGTGGCGCCCGGCACCACCGCCACCGGCCTGACCTACCTGGGCCGCGCCGACCAGCACATCGACAACTCGGCGGGTGGCGACGGTGACAAGAGCGTGCTGGTGCGTCGTGGCAAGGCCTTCCGTTTCGCCAACGACAGCGGCGACCCGGTCGACCAGTCAAGCCTCGGCAAGGTCGCCTACATCGTCGATGACGAGACCGTGGCGGCTACCGACGGCACCAGCACCCGCTCGCCAGCAGGCACTGTCGTTGGCATTGACGCTGCCGGCGTCTGGATCGAGTAACCAAGGAGCAACGCGATGATCGTCAACAAACAGGCACTCGAAGGGATCTTCTTCAACCTGAAGACCACCTTCAATAAAGCCTTCGACGCGGCCCCCAGTGCCTGGGAAAAGGTCGCCATGAAGGTCAATTCCACCAGTGGCGAGAACCGCTACAAGTGGATGGACCGCTTCCCGCGCATGCAGCGCTGGATCGGCGAGAAGGCCGTCAAACAGCTCAAAGGCCACGGCTACACCATCGTCAACGAGGACTGGGAAGCCACCATCGAGGTCGACCGCAACGACATCGAGGACGACAACCTGGGAGTGGTTGGCCCAGAGACGCAGATGGCAGGCCACAGCGCCAAGCAACTGCCCGATGAGATCGTCTTCGAGCTCGCCAATCAGGGCTTCACCGCGCTGTGCTATGACGGCCAGCCGTTCTTCGACACCGACCACCCGGTGGGCGACGGCAAAGACGGTACCGTCAGCGTCTCCAACAAGGGCACCGCGGCCCTGGACGTTGCCACCCTGGCCGCCGCCAAGGCGAGCTACGGTGCCGCTCGCACTGCGATGCGTGGCTTCAAGGATGATGAAGGCCGTCCGCTGGGCGTGCGCCCCAACGTCCTGCTGGTACCGCCGGCACTGGAAGACGTGGGCCGCACTCTGCTGACCGCCGAGCGCCTCGAGGACGGCAAGCCCAACATCTACAAGGACACCGCCGAGCTGGTGGTGGGCGACTGGCTGACCAGCGATACCGCCTGGTACCTGCTCGACACCTCCAAGCCGGTGCGCCCCTTCATCTACCAGGAGCGCAAGGCGCCGATGTTCGTCGCCATGACCGACATCAACAGCCCTGACGTGTTTAGCCGCCGCAAGTTCAAGTTCGGTGCGGAGGCCCGCGCCGCCGGTGGCTACGGCTTCTGGCAGCTGGCCTACGGCTCCACCGGCGCCGCCTGATCGGCTAGCCCGCCATGAGCTGATGTGACCCTTGCAGGGGCCGGCCAGGCCGGCCCCTGACCACCAGGAGAGTGAACGTGACCAATCCAAGAGCCAGTAAACCCGCTGACAAAGACACTCAGGCACCGGCTAGCCAAGGCGATGACGCTACCCCTACGCAGGACGGCGCAAGCGCTGCGAAGGAACAGGTAGCCGAGCCAGCGCCAGCAGGCAAGCAAGGCGGCCCCAGCACCAAGGCCGGCGGCAAGGCTGGTGCAAAATCCGGCGCCAAGGCCAAGCGCAGCGTATTGAAGGTGCGCGCCCTGGGCGAGCGTTTCCGCCGTGCCGGGATGTCCTTCGGCCCCCGCGAGACCGTGCTGTATGTCGACGATCTCAGCGCTGACCAGATCAAGGCCTTGAAAGCCGAGCCGCGACTGTCGGTCGTCGAGGGCCAGGTCGACGAGGCTACCGAGAACGGCGCCAAGGAGTAACCGATGTCCTATGCCAGCCAGCAGGACCTGATTGATCGCGTCGGCGAAGACGAGCTGCTCGTCGCTGCCGATCGGGACCGCGACGGGGTGATCGATGCCGACGTGGTCGATGGCGCCCTCGAGGACGCCACGGCCGAGATCGACAGCTACCTGGCCCAGGTCTACGCGCTGCCGCTGCCCAGCGTGCCACGGCTGCTCAACCGGCTGGCCTGCGACATCGCCTTCCACCGGCTCTCACCGGAGGCCGATACCGCCACCGAGTACCGGCGCAGCCGCTACGACGAAGCCGTGTCGCTGCTCAAGAAGCTGGCCAAGCGCGAGATCACCCTGGGCATGCCCCAG